CCGGTTCCGAAAATCCGCCACTCGTCTGCTTCCAAGGCGCATCCCACTCCTTCCCCATGAACTCTAGTCCATAGGGAGGGTCGGTGACGATGGCATCCACGCTCGCTTCCGCCATCTTCTTCATCTCGTCCACGCAGTTTCCGTTGATGATTGTCGCTCTGTCATTCATGGTGTTCAGTCCATCAGTTCGTCTAGAGGCTTGGTCTTCTTGCGACCGCGTTTCTTGGCTTTGGGTTTGGGCTTATTCTCCGTCTTGGAGTCGGCCATGAAGTCGCCTGCCACGAACTCGTAAAATGGACTCTCCGTAGAATCTTCGTACTTCTTGTGTTCCTCGTTCATCCAGTTGCGGAACTTCCCTGTCGGGTCGTTCTGCTCAAAGGCTCGCATCTTGATGAAGAGTTGCTTCTTCTCCTTCTGGATGCGACGAAGGAAAGCATAGTAGATGATCTGCGTGAAGAACGCAAATGGGTTCGTGGATTTCTTGGGGTCAAAGTTGGTCGCATACATGATACAATTCTCTATTGCATCCGAGACCATCTCCTCCTTGTAGGTGTAGTTGGTGAAGTTGGGCTTCTTGGCGAGGTTGTTGGCGATGTCCATGAAGCACTGCCCGATGTAGTTTGACACCCCCGGCTTGGGCTTGGCTTCCTTCAATGCCTTCTTGACCAGTTTCTTGTGTGCCACCAACTCGGCAAGGAACTTCTTGTTGTCAATGTAGTGGTTCTGTTTGGGCATCAGCCCTCCTGTGTTAAGATTTGCGAAATCTGGCGAGATTTTTCTCTCCGCCGTCGTTTTGCCTACTAGATACCTTTGGGAACAAAGGGGTACTGAGTACTATAGGGTACTTACTAAGATACTCTTCAGTAGGTACTCTAGATACTCTCTAGTAAGTTCTCTAGAGTATACTCTAAAGAGTTACTTAAGATACCTAGTGTTACATTGTAGTACCTAGTACGCGGCTTGTCAAGGGCCAAGTCGCGGATCTCCTCCCCATCCCGGAAATTCTGGGTTGTCCTCCTCATCCTCATCACCCTCCTCGTCTTCCTTGTAGTCCTCCTCAAGGACATCGGGTGCATCTTCAAGTTCGCCTTCCATGTCGGAGTTGATCTTGGCCATCTGGTAGTCACCCACCAGTTCCTTGATCGGAGTTGTGATGCAGACCACGGACTGCTTGGGAACCATGATGTAGTCATCCATAGTGAAGTCAATCCAATCTTTGAGGACAAGGGTGAAACCTTCTTGCACGCCTTCCTTGCCGTTGGGGTGCCTCTTTCGCACCGGAATGGATACCACCGACATCGGACGCTCAAGGATGTAGTTGGACTCGCCGCTTTCCGCGATACCGGAGATGACCTGCTCCCCCGTCACCATCTTGAGCAACTTGATGGGATAGTACTGGATCAAGATGATCTCCTGATACGCATGTCAATTGGCATCTTGATCAACTTGTAGTTGAACTGCTCGCTCTCGTAGATTTTTGTCCTCTTCAGGAAGTGACGGAGGGTGTAGTTCAGCGTGGTTTCATGGTGAAGGTCATCAGCCACATCGTACAGGTTGGCCACCTGCTTCCCCTCCGCCTTCCTCAACTGGCGACCGATGCTCTGTAGGATGCGGATGCGGCTCTTGGACGGGGAGGCGAAGATGATGTTCTTCAGGCTACGGATGTTGATGCCCGTGGAGAAGGTTCCGTATGATGCCACGATGATGGCGTTCGTCTCGTTTTCCACGATGTTGCGGATGTCCTCCCGCTCGTTCCCGTCCGTCTCGCCCGCAACGAAGAACACCTTCCTCTTGTCGTCGCAGAGGGACGATATCATCTCGTAGAGGGGCTTTCCGTGCTTCTCCACATAGTTGAACAGGACGAGCGTGTTGCCTCTGGTCGCCACTGCAAGGTGTGACAGGAACTCGTTCCGTGCCTTGCACTCCACCAGCCAATGGATCTCGCCTTGGTAGTCCAGACCGGAGACCGTCTTCCTGACCTCGGGCGGATAGCGAAGCAGGATGCACTCAATCCGCAAGGAAGTCAGGAGGTTCCTCTCCATCAGTTCCTTGGTGGTGACCACCCGATGGACAGGACCGAACAGACCCTCAATGGTCAACTTGTGAACCTTGCTGCCGTCAAGCGTTCCGGTCAGGGCGATGCGATACGGGCAGTCGGTCAATTTGTTCATGATGCTGGACAGGGACTGCGCCTTGAACAGGTGTGCCTCGTCCCCGATGACCGCCTCAAAGTTGTCAAACCATGCTCTCGGCATCTTGTAGATTGACTGCCATGTAGAGATGACGATCTGCTTGTTCGTCAGTTTCTCCTCGCCTCCCATGATGAGGTGGCAGTTGGCATCCGTGTCCCACTCAACCTGCGACGAGTAATCCTTGAAGTCCGCGTACATCTGGTGAACGAGGGAGATGGTCGGGACAACGATGAGTATCTTCTTGTGCTGCGGTATGACCGACTGGTAGTGTCGGCACAGGGAATAGACGATGAGGCTCTTGCCGCTGGCGGTCGGGGATAGCAGGACGCAACGGGTCTTGTTCATCGCATGGCACAGGGCATCAATCTGATGGTCGTGCGGCGCGAGCGCGTGCCCGCGTGCGTGCGGGCGCAGGGACATCACGAAATCACGGACAGAGTCGCAGTTGAACTTGAGTTCGGGTTCAGCCACCTCGCTGTCAACATGCATCTCATATCCACGATCCTTGGCGAAGGTGGCTAGGTATTCAATCAGTCCGGCTGGCAGCAGACCGGAGTGTGGGTTATACAATCGCACCTTGCCATCCCAGACCTTTCGTCTGAACGCTGGGGTGTACTTGGCACCGGGGACATCGTATGTGAAGTACTCCTGCAACTCACGGGCAATGGAGTTGTCCGCGAGCACGCGCAGGTGAGCCGTGTTCATGTTGCGTACTTCAATCACTACCGGCATTCTCCTATTTAGGTCACGCCGCTCAGGAACTTCTTCCACTCAATGGCGTTGCGGATGACCCACTGCCGGTTGTTGATGCCCTTGAGGACCGAGTCAAGATAGTCAACCTTCGCCTTCTGGAGGTCCATCTTGGAGGACAACTTGCTCAGGTCGGGATCGGCATCCATGTAGATGTCAATGTCCTGCCGAAGGATGCGATGGGCGAACGGCTCCCAGCCGAGAGCCTTCAGTTCCTCTTGACTCATCTTGCCGTTGTAGTACTCCCACTTCTGCTTCCGCAATGTCCGCCAGTCAGCCTCCAACTTGCGTAGGACGAGCGACTCGTCATGGAAGATGTTGAGGAACTTGCCGTGCAGTTGCGGGATGCGGATAGACTCGTCGCCGAGTTCGGTCGAGTCAATCTGCAAGTGCTGCTCCGCCAGTTGCTTGATGGTTTCGATGTTCATATTGCGTCTAGTATACCACAATGTCGGCTGAATGCCACTAGATACTGGCATGAAAGTGATCGGAATTGACTATTCCATGACCACCCCTGCCGTGACCACGCTGGCAGATGGCATCGTGACCTGTCACTACCTGACTTCGGTCAAGAAGCACCAGACCGATTACCGGCTCTCTGATTCTTTCATCATTCATGGGTCGGCACAACACGACTACCACTCACAGGAGGACCGGTTTGACCGCATATCCGAGTGGGCCATCCGAATCTGCGACATTGAACCGGATATCGTCATCATTGAGGACTATGCGATGGGGGCGAAAGGCAAGGTCTTCCACATCGCCGAGAACTGCGGCTTGCTGAAGCATAAGTTGTGGAAACGCAGGTATCAGTTCAAGGTCATCGCCCCGACCGCCCTGAAGAAGTTTGCGTGCGGGAAGGGCAACGCCGACAAGTGCATGATGCACGACGCTTTCGTGGCGACCACGGGACATGACCTCCGAAAGGTCATGGATAACGAGAGCAAGGACTGCGGCAGTCCGGTGTCGGATGTGGTGGACTCCTACTTCCTCACCATGTTCGCGAGGAACGCGGTCGCGATCACGCGCTGATCTTCATCTGGTCCAAGTCGGGGAACGCTTCCTTGACGATTTTCTTGTCCAGCCCATAGGCAAACTGGAACGAGCCGTCAAAGAGGTTGCGGATCAGGTCCGCCTCCTTGGGGTGGACGGACTCAAGGATCTGGATGAGCAGGGTGTCCTTCCGTTCCATCGGCAGGTTATAGGACTCTTTGAAGATGTAGAGACGCTTTGACTCGGAGAACAGGTTGGTCATCGTCAACCCCTCGGGCGATGAGTCGGGCGTGTACGCGGGGAGATCCTTCCGATACCACTTTGCCTTATCAAAGAAGGCATAGGTCAGGATCTGGCGAAGGGCCATGCTTGAGTGTTCGCGAAGCAGGCGTACGATGTCCGCCTTGTCCTTGGACTTTCCCTTGACCGCTTCCAGCACTTCAGGTATTGTCATTGTCATTGGCATGATGAGAAATCCTCCAGTCGGTATTTAGGCGAGCCGATAGAAGATGGGCTTGACAAGAGCCGAACCTGTGGTATCATTCCAGAAATCAACCCGCAGCGTGCGGGAAGTCAACGCAGAAGCCATGCGAGAAAACAATGTCAGAACAGCAGCCGCAACGCAAGAAGGTCTGGCTCGTCAATGAGCAGAAGGTCGCCACCGTCCGTAAGGTTGAACTCCACCCCAACTGGGGACGGCAGTTCCTCGTCACCACCCACAGCAACGAGTGGGGTCCGGAAACCTTCTGGGTGAAGGAGTCGGATGTCCAAGAGGATCGCCGCTGATGCCACGCAAGCCGACCAACGCCAAGAAGAAGGTTCTGGACAAGGTCATCGCGATTGAGAAGGAAACACGACTCAAGAGGTCGCAGCCCAAGCCCGATAGGGACACACACCACTACACCATGCTCTGTTACGAGGGCAAATACGAAGCCCGATCATGGCTTGGCCTCGGATGGGCAATCTTCACCCATCGCCTGTGGCACCTCTGGAATCACGGAAGGTGGATGGATTGAACATCTTCGCCGTTGATTCCGACCCCGTGGTGGCGGCACAGAGTCTATGCGATGCTCATGTGGTCAAGATGATCCTTGAGTCCGCACAGATGCTCTGTGCCGCCCACCCCGCGGGGGTCGCGCCCTACAAGCCGACTCACATGAAGCACCCCTGCACCATCTGGACACGGACGAGCAGGGAGAACTACGACTGGCTCTGCCGACATGCGAAGGCACTCTGCGAGGAGTACACCTACCGCTACGGCAAGCGTCACAAGTCGGAGGATGTCGTTGACTGGTGCATCGCGAACTCTTCGGAAATTCCGAATGGTTCGTTGACCCCGCACCCGCAGGCGATGCCCGACCAGTACAAGAGACCCCACTTCACCGATGCATATAAGGCGTATTACATCGGGGAAAAATCGCACATTGCCAAGTGGAGGCGACGGGACAGACCGGCGTGGTACGCTAAATACTAGATCACCATGCCTAATTATGACTACAGATGCAAACTTTGCGATCACACCTTTGAGGACTTCCTCCGGATGGCGGATCGCAAGAAGCCATGCAAGAAGCCCTGCCCAAAATGCGGCAAGACCAAATGCATTGAGCAATACATTGGCTCCGCACCCGCAGCGTGTGACCCCGTGAGGATCGGGGTTCGCAAGCCCGATTCCGGATTCAAGGAAGTGATTTCCAAGATCAAGCGAGCACACCCCAGAAACACCATGCGGGATTATTGACCATGAGTACAACCAATGATTACCTGAAACGGATTGAGATCCCCGGCATGGGGAGGTTCTACCAGTCACCGTCAAGCGGTATCTGGTTTCCCTCCGTGACCACCGTGGTCAACCACGCCGATGAGGAGAAGTGGGCCAAGTGGCGGGAGGATCCGGCAAACCGGAAGAAGTCGGAAGCCGCCATGGCTCGCGGCACAAGGTTGCATACGCTGGTGGAGAACTACCTGCTCAAGGGCGAGATGCCCTCCGACCTTGACCGGACACACTTTGACTCAATCTTTCCCATGGTGCAGGACATCGGGGAAATCTTCGCGATTGAGCAGGCAATGTGGTCAGACAGCCTGCGTATGGCGGGTAGGGCTGACTGCATCGCGGAGTACGAGGGCAAGGCATCCGTCATTGACTTCAAGACATCGGTCAAGCCCAAGAAGCGGGAGTGGGTTCTCAACTACTTCCAACAGGCATCCGCCTATTCATGGATGTGGGAGGAGCGAACCGGACAGAAGGCGGAGCAGATCGTCCTGATGGTCGCCACCGACAACGGCAAGTCCCAATTGTTCGTTGAGAGCCGCGAGGACCACAAGCGGGCGTTGGGCGAGACCATCAAGGCATACTGGAAGAAGAACAAGTTCAAGGACATACAGGAGAAGGCGAATGCGATGGCTACGAAAGTTGCTGGGTCTTGACGCTCCCCCGCTGATGCCTTTGGACGAGCAGGAGAAGATGCACTGCATCCGCTTCATGACCGAGCGAGGAGAGCAGTTGGGAATGCTGCTCACGCACTCCGAATTCCAAACGGCGGTCCAGCGGTGGGTGGAAAACATTGACACCATGCCAATTGAGGTGGTGGACCCTAACGACGAAACTGAATGAAAGGCTAAAAGAATGGGAAGCATTATCAATTTGGAAAACACATTCACCAAGGAGATTGAGGAACTCTGCAAGAACCGCAAGGACGGGCGGTATATTGATGCAGTCCTTGAGATTTGCGAGCGTCACGGCATTGAGCCGGAGTCAATCGCCAAGTTGGTGAGCAAGCCCCTCCGCGAGAAACTGCGGGTGGAGTTTGAGGAACTGAATATGATCAGGGGCGGAAAAAAACCCAAGTTGCCCCTTGACTGAACCGATACATCTGGTATACTACACAGACCACAGACACATTTCATACCCCTAACACACAGGAGAACACAATGTCTGGATTTTCAAGCATGAAGAAGAACTCACAGTCCGCAATTGATCGTCTCTCAAAGGAGATGACCAAACTCAACAGCAGCAAGAGTTACGAGGACGATCGGTTCTGGACGCTGCAACGGGACAAGGCTGGCAATGGATACGCAGTGATCCGTTTCCTCATGGCGGTGGAGGGAGAGGAACTCCCATGGGTCCGTCTGTTCTCGCACGGCTTTCAGGGCAAGGGTGGGTGGTTCATTGAGAACTGCCCTACTACCCTCACGGGGAAGAAGTGTCCCATCTGCGAAGCCAACAATGAGTTGTGGGGCAGCGGACTTGAGGCGAACAAGACCATCGCCCGTGACCGTAAGCGTAAGTTGACCTACATCAGCAACATCTATGTGGTCAGCGACCCGAGCAATCGCGAGAACGAGGGCAAGGTCTTCCTGTTCAAGTATGGAAAGAAGATCTTTGACAAGTTGCAGGAGGCGATGAACCCCACGACTCCCGACGAGGCCAAGTTCAACCCGTTTGACATGTGGACAGGTGCCAACTTCAAATTGAAGGCTCACATTGAGAGTGGCTATGTCTCATATGAGAAGAGCGGCTTCCAGCCACAGGAGGCTCTCCTTGCCGATGACAAGCAGCGGGAGGCGATCTGGATTGCCCAGTATCCCCTTCAGCCGTTCGTCGCTCCGGACCAGTTCAAGTCCTATGAGGAAC